TGGTGGAATCCCTGTGTTTTGGTCAAGAGAAGAGCTTGACGAGAAGGCTATGGTTCTTGATGAATTTAACTATTCATCCCAGATGCTTCAGGACCCTACAGCAAAGTCAGAACAGAAGTTTAGATCAGAATGGGTAAGGCATTATAACAATACCCCGAATCTTAATTATTATATGCTGGTAGATCCCTCTGGGAAGAAGGGCAAGAAGAATGATTATACTGTCATATGTGTTATAGGTGTTGACACTATGAGGAATTACTTTCTTGTTGATATGGTAAGAGACAAGTTGAACCTTAACGAGAGATGGGAAAAACTCAAGATGATGGTTGAGAAATGGGGCATAAGCACAGAGGTTGGATATGAGTCTTATGGTATGCAGGCAGATGAGGACTATATCAGGGAAAGGATGGAAGCAGAAGGGTTTTATTTTACCCTGGTACCTCTTGGTGGGTCTGTTCCAAAGAATGAAAGAATTAAAAGACTTGTGCCTTTGTTTTCAAAAGGCAGATTTTTCCTACCATATTCAATGACATATGTTGATTCTAGTGGGAATTTCCATGATCTTATATCTGAGTTTCTGATTGAGGAATATTCAAAGTTCCCATTCGGTGCTAATGATGATATGCTGGACTGTATGGCAAGGATTATGGACGGAAAGATGAATGTTACCTTCCCCACAGGGGGAGCTAAAATAAGTAGTGGACAAAATAGATTTAATCCATTATCTTCAGAAGAAGAAGAAAATTTATCCTGGATGGCATTATAATGGCAAGCAAGAAGAAAGAAAAGAATGATTATAGTAAACTCATAAAAGAGGCTCAGCTAGCATACAAGGAGTCGAAGTCTGCAATAACAGGCTGGAATGATGAAGCATTAACTGATATGAAGTTTTATTTATCAGAGCAATGGGATTCAGCAGATGTAAGCAAGTTGAATCGAAAAGGAATACCTGCACTTAATTTAAACTACATTAAAAAAAGTATAGACCTTATTACTGGGTATCAAAGACAAAACAGAGGAGACATAAAATATTATCCTATAGAAGGCGGAGACACTCTTGTGGCAGAAGTTCTAAGCAAGATAGTACATTGGTTGATGAAATCAAGTATGTCTAAGTTCTCTTTGTCTGAGGCTTTTAAAGAGTCTATAATCACTGGGGTAGGATGGTTTTATCCAGAATTAGATTATTCAAAAGATCCTGTTAATGGTGATATTGTATTAAAACATGAAAGTTCTTTCAATGTGTTATTTGACCCATTCTTAACTGCACCAGATTTGTCAGATTGTGATTATGTAATAAGACACAAGCTTTTGTCTGTAAGAAAAGCAGTGCAACTATGGCCTGATTATAAAGCAGAAATAGAAAGCAGGAAGGGTGCAACTCAGGATTATTCCTTCAGGCAGGATGCATCTGTGCCGTCTGATAGCGGTAACCAGGTCCTTGTGTGGGAATACTGGAGAAGAGAGTATATTGAAAAGGAGTTCATGTTTAACGAAGAAACAGGAGAACTTGTTGAGATAGAGGAAGATGCAGAACTTGAAATAGATATGATGGAGACAATAAAGAAAAGTGTTCCTGAAATAAGGCTTGCTATTATTGTTGGAGATTCAACAGAAGGAGGACAGGGTTGTGTTGTATATGAAGGTCCTAGCCCATATTCTTCTAAAGAATATCCGTTTGTACCAATATGGTGTTATCTAACAAACAGCTTTAGTCTATGGGAGAAGAAACTCCAGGGCCTTGTAAGAACATTGAGAGATCCCCAGAGAGAGAAAAACAAAAGAAGATCGCAGATAATGCATATATTAAGCTCAATTGCGTCTTCAGGATATGACATAGAGAAAGGCGCATATGATGATATTAATGCGTTCAATAGAGGTGGAGCAGGCCAGATAAGACTAAGAAACCCAGGAAGAAACCCAGCCCAGAGAATACCAACTCCAGAATTGCCAGCAGCTTTTATAACTCTTGAGCAGATGTTTGACCAAGATATAAACATGATCGGTGCCAATCCTGATTTATTGGGGATGGTATCAGAGAAGGGCGCACCTGGTATTACAATACAGCTTAGACAAAAGCAGGGTATTACTGCGCTTCAGGAAGTTTTTGACAATCTTACTATGGCAACTCAGAAACTTGGCAGGATGCTGGTAGAAATGATAGTAGGAAATTTTAGCAGGGACAAGATAGAGAGAATACTTGGAGAAGAAGTTCCATATGAGCAAGATATGAAAGAACTTGAGGGACAAATACAAGGTCTCCAGATGCAGGTAGAGCAGGGAGCGCAGGCATTGCAGCAGATGGCAGGCAGAGAAGTTAGCGGAGATGAGATGGGAGACGAGCAGGCGATGCAGGCAGTAGACCAGATGAACCAAGAAGAGCAAATGTTCGAGCAACAATTGATGCAAATGACAAATCAACTCCAAGATTTGCAGCAGCAATACCAGATGTTACAGCAGGCCCAGGAGATATTCTGGCAGAAATGGGAAGATCTTGAAGTTAATAGCAGATATGACTGCTCAATTTCTGAGGTTATGGAATCTGAAACATACAGGATAGGCGTTCTGTCTGCACTTACTCAACTTCAACAATATGGTATGCAATTACCTCCAAGCTTATTCATGAGATATCTTGATCTTCCTGATGAGGATAAGAGAGAGATTATGGAGTTTCAGCAGGCTCAACAGCAGATGGCAATGCAGGCTCAGCAAGAACAGAATCAAACTAAAATGCAAATAGAGCAGCAAAAAGCAGAAAATTCTATGAAAATAGCGTTGATAAATCAACAAACAGCACTAGGAAAGTCTGTGCAATAATTGTTTTATCAGGAAAAGACTTGACTTAAAAGAATAATATTGTACTTTAGAGTTATGAAAAGGATAAAGAACATAGAAGAACTTCCCGGGAATTATGAAGAAATCATTATAACAATGATGAAAGAGGAAGGAGCATCTATAAAAGAAGTCTGTGCAGAACTAAATATCACGGCTAGAGTTCATGGAGAGTTCATGAAAGATGATAAATATAGATCTGCAATAGAAGACGGGATATCCTTTGCGGAAGCCTGGTGGATGTCTCAAGGTAGACAGAACCTGGGCAATAAGCAGTTTAATGTAGGGATCTATGCTTTCCAAATGAAAAATAGATATAAATGGAGAGACACCCCGCTAATAGTAGGTGGCACTGAAAAGGGCAAGTTAGATCAATATAAAAAAGCTGAGATACTCAGCGAGTTAAAAAAAGGAGGACAAGATGAAAAAGACAAAAAAGTTGTTAATTAGTTTTCTGATTGTAGTAGCAGCTCTGGGAGGCACAGTGGCAAAGGCAGACATCATAGATGATTGCATTAAGTGTCCTGGTCTCAAGGCCATTTTCGATATTTATTATAAATGGGAGATGGTAGCATGAATACAAAAATTACAATTAGTTTCGATGATAATGAAATCCTTTATGATGAAGCCATTGAGTCTTTCAATGTGCTAAAGAAAGAGAGCAAATCTGTCAGAAAATTTATAGGGGAGCCAAAAGCATACCTATTAAATGGGAGATGGGTTGTATCTCAGGAAATAAGACTTAATTTAAGAACCATATTCAGAATGTATTGGATAAGAGTTCTGGATTTTATTAAATAAAAGGAGTCTCTTTAATGAGCGAAGATCAATATGGCGTTGCTGATGAGGGCCTGGATCAGGTTCAAGATCAGCAATTTGAGGAGTCGCCTGCCTCTGATGAGTCAGACCAAGGCTATGATGATTATTCTGAAGATTACCAGGATAATCAAAGTGACGGAGATGCTCAAGATCAAGGAGAAGATCCTAATTTTGTAGCATTAAGAGAGCAGAATGAGATGCTCAGGAGACAAATAGAGTTGATGCAGTACTCTCAGGGAAGAGAGGAGCAACAACAATCTAATGTCCCTGAATATTATCCTGATGATTTGCCAACAAATAGGCAAGTCGATGAGATTGTACAGCAAAGAATGCAGGCTCTACAGCAGCAGCAAAGACAGCAGACTACTAATTTTCAGGTACAGATGGCTCGCCAAAAGTATT